TCTCCGCTGCCAACTTCTCCGCTGCCAACTTCTCCGCTGCCAACTTCTCCGCTGCGAGTTTACGTTCTGTTGCCTTGTCGGACAGGAGGATGGAATTTCCGAACTCTCTGAATTGACACGCTTTAGACACCACACACCCCTCGTCCTTGCCTATGCGGAAATCAACGCCTGCCTTGGACATAGTGTTAAGAGAGAACGTTCTTAGCACATTGTCAGGAAATGAAAGTTTGCGTAAATTTTTAAGTGGCCGCATTTGTTTTTCTGCAGTGTCCAAAGCCCGGTACAATTCAGGAGCCGAGCAGCACAAACAATCGCCGAGCATATTGGTGACAAATGAAGTGTTGACCAACGCACCGTTTTCGTAAGTAACGGAAACCCCACAGGCGACAAGGGTACAACCCGCCCGCATAGATGTAAAACCAGGAGCAAATAAAAGATAATTGATACCGTGTTTATTATAGAAATCCACAATTTTCGCAAAAATGGAGAACGGTGGGTTGTCAATCACTATGCAGCCTGTAGGGTAATCATAATGCTCGTAATCCCCTCCCGGATAGAAAGGGCGCACGACAGGACGTCCTGCTATATCAAGATGACGCCGTGCCCAATCGAGAACTGCGTCATAGACAACGGGGGGGGTATAACAATCGTCAGTGGTTTTCTTCGGTTTGAATTTATCCACAAAATCTTCATAATCGATGCTTTTCTTTGCCATAACTATCTTCCATTAAAATTACGCAGCAAAGATAGCGCAATGGAAAAGAAAATAATAAGACAAGAAAAGCCACCTACACGTCTAGTGCAAGTGGCCTTGAAATAGTTCTCATTATATTTATATTCATGTACACCATGAAAACAAATCAACTCAATGTGGCGTGACGGTGCAAAGATAATAAAAAATTAGCATCAAGCATTTTCGGCCAACCTTTTTCCCATATTTCTCCTCGCCATTTTGTCATTAAAATAAGTTAACGGCCCTGTGTCTTCGGGCTTTTCAGGAGAAAAAATCCTTTTTTTTTGCTCCTGGGCAGCGTCGAACCCCGCCGCGCCCTACGCTGTTAATCGCCGGAACAGTCGCTTTCAAGAGGAAATATGACGGGGAGGGGAGTTCGTGACCACTTAAAGCAACATAAAAAAGCCGCTGGCGACTGTTGCAAGGCGAATCGTATGAAGCGGAACCACAGGCAGACAGTCGCCATCGGCGACAGAAAAGGCGACAAGGCGACGGAATCAGACGCGCCCGTCGACAAACGAGGTGGAGAGCACCTTCAGACGGGTGTAGTACTTAGTCCAGATGCGCTTGTCGACGCAGTCGCCGAAGTGGGTCGCTTCTTCGGGCAGGACGGACTGGCGGCGCTCCGAGCTCTTGTCTTTGGCAAACCTGCCGTGGGAGTCTTCGATGACTCTCGTGTTCTGCATGGAGATGAGCGTGTGGCGACAGCGGGTGGCGTTGACCCTCACCTTGGGGAAGCGTGGGTCGGTCTCGGCAAGGATGTAGGTCCAGAGCAGGAACTTCTCGTGCTGTGGCGGTTCGATGCCCGGATGCACAAGCTGCGTCACCTCCCAGCCAAACTTCTGCAGACGCTCGACAAACAATTCATTGTACGTCTTCTTGGAGTTGGCTCGTCTGGCATCGCCGTAGCGGTCGCGGTAGAGGGTGAGACGCTTGCAGGCATGGTGGGAATAGTAGGCTATGAACTTGTCGGCAAGCACGTTCACCTCGGTGTCGCTCTCGTCGTCGCGGCGCACGAAAAACTCATTGATGACATTGTCTACAGGAACATCCGTAGGCTGTTTCACTACAAAATCATAACAGCGCTCCTGACCCACAGAGAGAAAAGAGGCTGCACTACCCCAGTCCACAGATATCTCCAGGGGCTGGGTAGGGTCGCAGTCGAGGTCTATGCGCGAATCATGCACCGAGCGCAGCGACTCCCAGTCGTAGTCCGCATTCTCGGCGAAGTCGCGCACGTAGGAGTCGTTGTAGGCATTGTAATAGAGGTGGCGGTCTTCGAGCTTGTAGTAGCAATGGTCTACCTTGTCGAGAACGTAATTGAGGATTTCCACCATGAACGACAGCTTGTCCATCACCTTATACTGGTTGACGATGTACGACATGCCGAGGTTCTCGATATTGTCGAACACGGAGCCGAGGATGAAGAGCGTGGAATCCCTGGACACGAAGGGCGTGAGCTCGCGGCGCATTCTCGAAGCCTCGTTCCAGAGGTCGCGGAAGAGGGCCTTGTCCTTATTGATATACGCGTCGATGAGTTGCATCTGTACCGACACCATGCGGTTCCACCGCTGGAACAGGGGGATGCCGCGCTCACGCTCGTAATACTCCGCCGGCTCCAGGAGCCACTTCTGCTGTGCCGTGTAGGGCATGGAGGAGAGGAAGGCGTTGCCATGATGCTTCACTATGGGATGGGCGGAGCGACGGCCGAAGATGGTCTCGTTGCCTCGGTTGGTAGGTGCCACCTCCTGGTCAAACTTCTCCTTGTTGATGGTCAGCGCCTCGTCGGTGATGTTGAAGTCGGCGTTGGGTCCGCGGCTGTTGCCCTCCTGGGTGAGGATATACAGGATGTGGCCGTTGGAGAAAGAGATGACGTGGTCAAACTGCATGATATGCTCATAGGGGCGGTACCATCCGTCGGGCGGACGGCGGCACACCACGTAGTCGCCCGTATGCGTCTGGTAGTCGTAGGGCTTGTAGCCGAGCATATCGAGCATCTTGAACGTGGAGGGCAGCGTCTTGGTGAGTGCCTGACCGATGGTAGCCTGCGCTATGGTGGTGACGCCGCGCGGCATGATGCGCACGTTCTCGTCCACTTCGGCACCTACGATGAACGACTTTCCCGTGCCTCGCGAGAACACGGCATACTTGTTTTTCGCCGGAAGCAGCATGTAGGCATACTGCGCCCGGTTCACTCTGATGTTTTCCTGCCAATAGTCCTTTTCCATCATGTGTCCATTATCTCCTCTGCTTCTGCCTCGCCGATGGGCTGATAGAGGCTGTCGATTATTTCCTTCTTGTCGCGGTCTGAATAGTTGCGCGCGTCGCCGAGCGATACGTTCTGCGACTGGCCGTTCTGGTTTATCTGGATGAAGAACTGGTTTGCCTGCATGCGCTGAGGGTCTTCAACGCCGGCAGGACGGTCGCCGATGATGTCGCGCAGCACCTTCTTCGCCCTGTTCCACTCCTGCAGGTCGCCGCTCAGCCTGCACTCGCGGATGAGTTCCAGCTGGTCTTTTATCATCCAAGCCTGCCAGAAGTCCCAGTCGAAGGTATGGCGCGACTTGTAGAGCTGGCGTGCGAGGGCTATGTCGCGGCGCACGGTGGAGGAAGAGACGTCGAACTTGGCCTGCATCATCCGGATGACATGCGTATCATCGGGATAGTCATCGAGCAGGCGTGCCGCCGAGAGCACGCGTTTGAACTGTGTGCGGCAGCGCTCCGGCAACGGATATTTGTCGGGATCCAGGATGTGCGCCTCGATCTCGTCGTGGGAGAGTTTTTCGATAGACTTGTAGTTTCTTGCCATATTCAATTTTTTCAAGGCCATAAAAAGTAAAAGGAGCGGCGGCCCACATCTTTCGGACCACCGCTCACATGGGCAAATTATTATGAAAAGTACATCAACTTCTTTCCGCAAGTTCATATTCAACCTTTGACTTCTCCGCCTTCAGGTTCTCAATCTGCTTCTCCAGCTTTACCCTTTTGGGACTGTCCGGCAAAGGATTCTCCTCCTCTTGCTTGGATTCCGACTGATAGAGCAGCATGTTCTCCTTACGGGTAATCTGGTTCGTCAGCGACTTCCGCCGCGTCTTCAGCTTGTCGGTAGACATCGACTTGTAGTCCACCGACTCTTCCGGCTTCCCATCTTCCTCTTTCACTTCAGCTGCAGAAGGTGCGTTGTTCAGCGTGTCCATATCCGGCAAGACTCCGTCCTTCTCGTATTTTTCACGCATGGCAATTAGGATATCCATATAATTGGTAAGCCTGTCGATGGACTCGCCGAGAGTCTTGCGCTTTTCAACAGACTGTTCGTCGTTGGACTCGCCAAGTTCATAACGCTGGCGCGCAAGCCTTGCCCTCTGTTTATAGGCATCAGAATAGTTCCTGATAAGAGTCTGCATCACTTCGGGCATATTCTGGAAATCTGCGGATCCGGAAAGTCTGGCAATGCCATCCTGCTCATCAACGGTAGGCTTCTCTCCCGTCTTGTCGTTCAAGATGTCGGCATCCGGCACATCATCAAAGCGGGGGTCATCAGGATTGTAGTACACCTGCACCACATCACGAAGACATGACGTGAGCTTCTCCATGGTCCAGGGCAGCTCGCCCTTCCTCACCAGCAATTTCTGCACGTTGGGCTTGTAGCCACTCTTGACGAGAATTTTCAAGCCGGCTGCGAAATTCCGTTTATCCTGCTTCAGTCCGAGCCATTTCATAGCCTCCGACCGCGCTTCAAAATATTCTTCCGTAAGTATCATAACAATATAAATTTAACAAGGCAAAGATACATACAAAAAGATACGGGGGATGGGACAATGCCGAAAAAGCCACCTACACGTCTCGTGCAAGTGGCTCGGATAGTTCTTTTAATTTATATTTTCAAAGATGAAAACATCATATAATAAAAAAGCATCACGCTTCGCAGCGCAATGCCTCTTATTCTAAAACTATAATAAAATGAAAACCAACTTTTCGTTTCAGCTGTCAGACTTTTCCTCCGGCAGCTGCAGTAAGTATGTTCTCCGTGTCGCCCTCGTAGACAAGAGCACGCGTACAGTTGTACTGGAACTTCAGTGTTGTCTGGCTACGCTCCGTATAGGCCGTGCCTGTGGTGGCGCCATCGCTGTCGGCAGCAAGCATCGCACCGTGGCCCTTGTCGCCCATGAGGTAGTTCAAGCCGTTGTTGTCTTCTACGATGATAAACAGCTTTCTTCCCTTCGTGGCGTTCATGAAGCCAAGAATCTTCTTGCGCACCTTTGCCGAAATGATGGTCAGTTCATACTGGAACGACTCGCCGCCCGTCTCACCCTGGGGCTTGATGGTGAACACGCCTGTATTGTCGGTAAACGAGAGCGAGTATGCCTTACAGCCATTGCTCATCACAAGGTCGCCCACGAGAGCCCCCGCAGCATCAAGCTGCAAGGCCCCACTGCCCGAAGTCGGTCTGTCCGGCCATGTCGCAACTTCCTCGCTGTAACCGAAGATAATTCTCGGAACTATACCGCCCATATTGTCCTGCGCATCACATTCGAGAGCAGGATCAATATCGGCAAGTTCATAACATTTGTTCTTTTCCATAACCTAATTGTTTTAATGGGTTAGACATCCAGAGGGTTCACGTTCTGGTCGTTGGTGCAGAAGAGCTCAGAGCGCAATGTCGCGATCTGGGTTCCGAACACATACTTTCCGAGAGCCTTGAACTTGTAGTCGGCAGGAACCGCCTTGAGGGTACGCATATCGCTCGGTTTGTCCATGCCGTAAGCCACGTTCTGCTGCAGGGTAAGCATTGCAAAGCTTGAGTCTTCAGGCATTCCGGAGCAACGTACAAGTTCCACCTTGCCGTTGGTGCCGTAGAGGTACTGCTGTCCTGTCTCATCCGGCGACTGCTTAGGCGAGTGTACATTCGGATGCTCGTCGGCAAACCAGTCGTCATAGAGGTCGCCCATGGCGAACGGTATGTACATCTTCGACTTCATCATACGGAAGCGTTCCGGCATGTGGCGCCACATGCTGAGCAGCTGTGTACCGATGTCGGCACGGGTAAACTTGCCGGTAGACACTACGTTACCCTTGCCTTCAGCTATTTCGCCGTCAGTCTTGGCTGTCTTGATGATGGTGCCGAGACCGTCGAAAGAGTCAGCAAGAGCTGTCTTCTCGTCTGAAGCATCATACTTAGCATTCCAGATAGCCGGCAGAAGGTCTTCGGAAGCCTGCTGCAGGATATGGTTCACGAGCCACACCTCAAACGGATGCTTGGCAATCTCCATTGCACCGCGAACCTCTGTAATGTAGGTGCGGCGGTAACGCTCCGGCTCATCGAGCACCTCGATGACACACGGATGAACGGTAAGCGTGCGCTTGCCGAAGGAACCGATGTTGCCCTGCTTCTTGAATTCGCCGGTATACTTGGATGATACCGACTTGAAGTAAGCCTCCGTGAAGGTGTACGAGTCGGTAATGCCTGTAAGAGGAGTCATGTGGCGCAGCATAGCGTCAGCTCCCTGATGTTCCACAGAAATAATGTCCTTGCTGTGGGCTTTCACCGCGGTATTGACGGCGGTGATGTCAATAGGATCATTCAGATTCATATATATATCAAGATTAAAATGAAAAAACTTATTCATCAAAATAATTGTTTACAGGGTCCTTGCGGCAGTCGCTGTAAGGATCTGCATCCTTTCCAGATGGATTCTGAGAAGAAACACCGGCAGGAATCTTGTCGAAGACTTCCTTTATCTTCTTTATCTTGTTGTCGATGCCCTCCTCCTTCTTTACGTCATCGGAGATGGCATCAAGAGCCTTGGAAGCTGCAGCCAGACTGTCCTCGGCTTTCTTCTTCGCATCCTTGACCGTGGACAGCTCCGATTCCAGACTGCCATGATTCTCAATCTTGTTGTTCTTCTCCACAAGAGCGTCCTCGATAACCTGCATCTGCTCAGCAGTCAGAACCACCTTCCCGTCTTTCTCGGCAAAGCCCTCCACATTGACAAGGCTATTGACCGTTACAAATTTCTTGTTCATAAATTCTGTACTATTATTATTTATATTTGAGTTGGCCTTAAACAGATCGGCAAGCTTCTGCAGCAGCGAACGATCATCCTGGAACACTACACCTTCCGGAAGAGGTATCGCACAGTTCTTGAACTCGGTCTGCATACTGTTGGAAGGTCTGGAAGGCATCTTCTCGGATATTATCTCATCGATGAAACCATACTCAAGACACTGTTCTGCAGTAAGCCACGGATGGCTCTTCATCAGGCTGAGCATATCGTCAACCGAATATTTCCCGTTGGAACGGTCGGCATATTTCCGCGCAATAATCCGGTCTACGGTTTCCAGCTGCTTGATGTCTTCTTCATGCTTCACCCCCAAAGCCTTCAGCTCTTCGGCATTCATACTCTGCCAATAGTAATAATCCTTTGATGAGCAATGGATATAAAGCATGCAGTCTGAATACATTTTTATATTCTTTGCCCCAAAGAGCCATGTTGCAGCAGACGCATTGTAAGAGTCATGAATGAGCGTTACGTTACCATGGTTCGCAAAAGCATGGGAAATCTTTACGGCTGATGCAATATCGCCTCCAAAAGAAGATAAGGTCACGGTAACGGCCTTATCCTTGTTTTCCAGAAGAAACTGCCCCACACGCCATGCGGTATAAGAAGAAATTTCTCCGTCAATTCTTAAATTATTCTTTGCCATAGGAAAAAAGTTTTAGGCAAAGATAATGCAAAACAAAGCCCTGTACCTCAGACGAAGAACAGGGCAAATCAGACTGTACAGGCGATTCTTATATATTATCCAATGAATCAAGATCCAGGATTACCGATGGCGATGGCTGTTTGGCCGTGAACGAGAATTCAATGCCATTGAGTGACGCATAGGCATCACCTGACGTCTTGCTGCCGGAGAAAACAAGGGGAACATCAACAGAACCGGAGAGGAATACTGTCCCGTTGTTGTCCTTGAACACGACAAGCCATTCCCCCCTATCAAGATCTTCTATCAGTTTCTGATTCTTGCCATTTACGGAAGGTATAACACCCTCTATGCTTACATCCCAATAGTCACCACCATCAGCCTGGCCTTTCTCTTCAGAGAAGACAAAAGACCTGTCGCCGAAGACGGGAATGACAATTATGTTATCCCGCGTTCTCAGCTCCACATTATAAGTATCCCCCACGTAATCATGGCGCAGACGTAACAAATCAGCCGGAGGAATGGCATATATCTCTGCCAGTCCTCCGACGTTCTCAAAGTTAAATTCAATCTTTTTCATATACTTCCAAACCCTGTTGTGTGATATGTCCGCTTTTGGACAATACCGCCCACACATTTTTCTCAATATTTTTTACCAACAGTTCAAAATCCTCTTCGCCCGAGATATTGGAATTGCGTTGAAGCTCCTTACGGATGGAGTCTGTATCCCAGTCAAATTCCGTGATGCCTGTCGCCTTGCGGAATCTCTTGATGCGGTCGGCTATCGTCAACCCCGTTACGGAGAGCATGGCATTATATGTATGAAGCACGGTCTTCACCTCACGCTCAAGCAGGGCATTGAACGATAGTGTCTCCGTGGGAGTAAGATCCCATCCGTAGCGATGGAACTCATCTTCCGTGACCTCTATGGCAACTCTGGCAGTGTATCTGCCTTTAGAGACAGAGTCGCGGCGCGTACTCTTACGGCTCAGATGAGAGAGGAATGCCTTGTGCAACACTTTGTTTGCCGACAAATTTATCAATTCCTGCCAATCCTCATCAGGACTGTTGAAATTAACGGAAAGCCATTTCTTGACATATCCCTTGCACGATATCCATACTGCGAACCTCTCAGGCTTTTTATTTTTTTTGCTCATATCTAAATTTTAATTTTGTTTTTCTATGTATGCCATTTTTGCGTCCAACCGACCAACCGTCCAACCAACGGCAAAATACTGCTGATTATCAAGCAGTTACATGTCGGTTGGTAGTGAAATCCCTATTTCCAACCGTCCAACCAACCGCAATTTAGCAAAAATAAATCCACGTTGAGCAGACTCGGAAACCAACCGTTGGAATCCTATTTCCAACCGAGACCAACGGAATAAGGATAGCAACCAACCATTTCCAACCATACCAACACACCATATTATTACTACTAAACCACTCATTACTAACTACTTATATCAATATGTCGGTTTTGAAATGTTTTGCGTGGTTGGACGGTTGGACGGTTGGTCGCATTTTTCCGTGTCCGTGAATTTCAAAACGCACTTTTATGATTCTTCTTTTTTTCATTGGGGTGTTCGGGGAAAACGGAAGGGCAGACATCTCACGACGCCCACCCTCCAAATAAACACTTGTCCAATCTGATATATGATTCATTTTGATATGTCTTGCTGCTCAAAACGGCCTCTCATCGTCCGGATCATCTTCCGGCTCGACATGACGTTCAAAGTCTATGCCCATGAACTGCTGCAGCACCCCATAGTCGAGAACTATTGCAGAGGTCTGCTTTGAGCGCTTTTCAATTTTGATTACCATGGTAGCGTCAGGATCGAGCTGCGCTCCGGTGTATTTATTAGTCTCTCCTGGTTCCACCCGTTGCTTGCGCACCTCCTCCTGCCAGATGAACTTCTTGTTGCTCACATCTCCGATATATGCCGGATGCGACTTGAGGTTAACAACAAGCGTAGTGAGCGTCAGCGGACGTTCTCCGCCCTGCATGGCCGTAAGATAATGCTTGTGGACATTTGACAGGTTCATATACATCACTTTCTGGCCAGAAGCCATGGCCTTCACTACACCACCCTTCAGCGTCACCTTGTCCGGTTCGTCGATAGTGAAGTCACGGCCAAGCTTCAGCGTGCCGCGGTCTATGAGGAAGTCCATCGTATTGAAGAATATCGCCAGCTTGTCACTCTTGGCAATCATCTCGCACTGGTGGCGTACCTTCTTGACGGCAAGGGCAAAGAACTCATTGTAAGAAAACGGCAAAGGCAGATGCGGGGCATCATTGATAAGCAAGCGGCAGGTGGCAAGGAACATCGAAACGGTGCCGATAATACGCGACTGGTCTCCGCTACGTCCGGACATTCCGGCAAGGGCTTCCTGCAGCTCCTTGCGGCAGAGGTCCATATATCCGGTGAATTTGTTCCGGAACAACGGACGGAGCTTCAGAACTTCGGCAAGCAGATACGACAGTCCCTCCTTCTCGTAACTCTTCAACTCGCGGAATATGCGCTGTGCCTCAATGTCGCCCGTGAAATTATGGGCTGGCACTTCACACAGCACGACACGGTTGGAAAGCGCATTGTCATCCCGTTGCGGCGCCTCCTGGCCGAGCAGTATTATCGAGGCGTTCACCTTCGATGTCTCTATGTCATTGCCCGTGGCTGCACGTCGCTTCTGCTTTCCATCACCGTCGTAGGTCACGGCCTTCAGCCCCTGAAACTTCTGGTCGGATATCTCCTCGTCATTGTATTCCTCGAATATGCAGGGAACATCACGGAAACGCTCCAGGACCGAAAAGAAGGCAGCGTCTGATATCTGGTTAAGGTTACTCGATGGAGCCGACGGCACCTCATAGAGTGCCCTTATGCTCTGTGCTATCTGTGACTTACCGGAAGATGTCTGTCCGATGAAGAATATCGCCGTGAAGTTTCCTATTATAGGATACAGGTCAGAGCGGAAACCGCACAGAATGGAGTATATTATCGCCCACTTGCCGTTGTCCTCGATACGGTACACGCGGTTCATCAGGTCGGCCCACTGGGCGAAACTTATTTGGCGAGATGTCGGAACATCTATATAGCGCAGCCATTTGTCCTGCTCGAAGAGGTCGCTGTCGCTGCGGTCATAGGCATATATCTCACTATAGGCAGGAGAATAGAACAGGTCGCCGCCATGTTCCACAAGTCCGAGGTTGTCCACCTTCTTTATCTCATAGCCGTTGTCGGTCTTATGAAATATGGCATTTGACCAGGCGAAGAAGTCCTCCTTCTGCTGGCCGAACGTGCGGAGCTGGAAGCAGGTCTTGAACTGGTGCGACATCCAAGTCCATATCTTGTCATAGTGCTTCACGCTGCCGTTCTCGAAATTGTATGCGCCCTCATTGACAAGAGCGGCACGGAACGTAGCCATATTGGCGAAGACCGATGATTTCCATTCCACATATTTTGCTTTCCTTATCTCCTGCGACATGGAGGAAATCTTCACTATGCGCTTGTTCAGCTCCGGATCCTTGTCGTATACATGCAACAGAGGCGTCATGAAGAAGTCACACACACGGCCGTAGCCGCCACTGTCATTCTTGAACATATAGCATACCGGCTCTCCCTTGCTCTTGGAGAGAAGAGGATAAAAGCCATAGCGCGAAAGCATTTTCTTATAGGTCTCATTCTGCTCCACATAATCGGGGAGCGTGCTGCCGTCCACATCTTCAACATCGTCGAGTTCCTCACGCTCCACTTCCACCTTGTTGCGTGAGCGCTTCCTTGTGAGGTATGGTTTCACAATATCCCGCAGTGCTTTCTCTGAAGGCATGCCGAGCTTCTTTGCCCATGCCTTCATGGAACGGGTACGCGTCACCTCTGACGCTTCAGCCATCATCTCGGCAAGTCTGCCCAGATAGATATCCATGACGGCAGTGGTCAGACTGTCGGACTCTATGACTGAAGAATATATGTCCACATACCACTGGATGAAGCCTAAATCAAGATCATCACATTTGATATCAACATTGAAGCCCTGACGAAACAACTCCTTCAGCAGAAGAACCTCGTCATTCTCGGTCTTCTCCGTGAAAAAGCTATTGGGAGAATACACTATTACAGAGTTGTCAAGCTGACGCAACTTCTGTATCTCGCTTTCTTCCGGACATCCGCGGAAGAACACTACAGGGTCGGTCCCGACACAATGCTCAAATTCATCCCAGGAATTGGTAAGTCGGATTCTGTCATTATCCTGGTCGTAAATCTCTTTTGCCTCGTCGATGCCGCAGAACCCGTCTTTCACCTCTTCCTTTGGCTTTTGTCCTGCCATGGCATGGCGTAGTTTAGGCATCAGTTCGTCCTGGCCAACACCAATCAGTCGGCTCAGTGTGCGCATATAGTCATTGCGCATCGTGTCCTCTTGGACATGAGATATTGCTGCAGTAATGGTATTCAGTCCGGATTCACGTGCAGGCTCATCAGCTGCAGTCTTGTAAAGTTTCAGATAGAGATAATCCACAAATCCCATTTCTATCCTCTTTATCTGCTCCCGCAATTCCCCTGTATACATCTTGGCAAAATCGTCCGGGTCTGCATTCTCCGGCAGCATAACACACCTAACGTTGAATCCATAGTCAAGAAGTTCCGGAATTTGTGATACTGCAGCATGCACACCAGCCTTGTCATCATCATATACAAGAGTGACGTTCTGCGACAAGTTGTGAAGTTTCTTCACCTGCGTCTTGTCGAGGGCGGAACCACTCTTGCAGAGCACATTCTTCACCCCGTTCTGCCAAAAGGATATAACATCAAACTGGCCTTCCACAAGATATACCTTGTTGTATCTCGCTATCTCCTGACGGGCCTGATACATGCCAAAGAACACGGTCCCCTTCTTGAACAGAATGGTATCGGGAGAATTCATGTACTTTGCATTGGCCGTACCGGAGATGTCGCGGCCGATGAAACCTATGACACGTCCGTAGTTGTCAAGATACGGGAACATCACCCTATGACGGAAATAGTCACATGAAGCCTTGCCGTCCTTTATACAGACAAGACCTGCCTTTTTCAATATCTCCTCAGAGAAGGAGACTGACAGTTCATCGAGCATCTGTCTGTAAGTGCCGGCAGCTCCCACTCTGAATGCCTTTCTGCTCTCACCATTCATCTTCCTCGATGATATGTATGCCTCCGCCTTTTCGTCAATATGCCCCTCAAACCATCTCTGCGCTGCATCGAGAACGAGCAGAACGAACTCCCTCTCCTTGTCTCGGGCGACTTCCTCGGAAGTCTTTTCCTCTTCCTTTATCTCCACATGACATTCACGGGCAAGCATCCGTGCGGCCTCAGGATAAGATATTCCCTCATGTTTGCTGACAAACCATATCGCATTGCCGTGTTCGCCACAACCAAAACATTTGAATATACCTTTGGCAGCATTTACACACATCGATGCTGTCTTCTCGTTATGGAACGGACAGCAGCCGAAATAATTCTGTCCTCGCTTATGCAACGAGACATATCTGGAGACAACGTCAACTATCGACGTGTTGTCTAATATCTTTTGTATATCGTTTTCAGGAATCCTCATATCAGATTGTTTTTATGTGTTTTAGTCAAAAAGTTCCAGTTGCAGAGAAGAAAAGAACTTTAGCAGTTCGTCACGTGAGCAGTTAAGATGTTTCGCTACGGCAGACATCTCGTCATTCGTCGCCTGACGATAGCCTTGCCATATCTCCTGGAACCGGACCTGATTGATTCCTGTGGAATTGTAGAATTCTCTTGTCGGACGGAAGTATGCCACATTGATTTTCGTACCGATTAGTTCACGCATCAGGTTGCGCTTCACCTGCTGCCGACGAGCTATATCATGACGGAGCATGTAGAGCACGACCGAGGTCTTCGACCGCCCAAGGGCATCGGCTATATCTTTGGGGACCATGTCCAAGGCATGCTTGGTAACGAACTCCACTTCCTTACATGTCCATCTCTTCTTCGTGTCTGCCATAGTCACATCATCTGAAATATTGCACGATTCCTGAATTGACGAGAAGGGCCTTGAACTCTTGCACATATTTCATCTGCACCTCACCAATACACATGTTCTGGCCGACAAGGGAATCAAGCGACTTGCTGACTATAGAATAGGCTGTGTGAGCCGAGAGACCACATTCGCTGATTTTCACATAATTCAAGAACTCGTCAATTCTGTGATATTGCACATCATAATGGAACTGGGCCGATGCAACCATCTTGTCCAGAATATCCACAAATCCCACTTTACAACTCGGGAACGGACAAAGAACGATGACGCCATCCTTTGTATCATTCACTATGACATATATCCCATCCTTTTCCAAAAGGAACGGGTAACCTATATTTTGAACTATCTGATTTTTCATAATATTTCAAGTGTTTATTCTTAATATCTCAAGTTTTAAACTACTCCCATATTTCCCATATTTCAGATTCCAAAACTCCATATTTCAGAAAAATTTGCTCAATTTCCTGCTTGATATAAGCTGGAATATTGGGGTAATCTCTGCGTATTTGATAAAATCTCGCAACAGAAACGTCACCCAAAGCCTCTATTATTTCAGACTTTACGGCCTTTCCATCGCCTAAAGTCAATTTATCGAACGCTTTTCTGAAGGAATAGTGTATGATTCTCTTTGCCATGATTATATTTTTTTGTACATTTATTCAAATTTTCTGTTATATCGTGTGCAAATATACTTGATATTTCAGAAATAATATTATAATAAACTTGATATATCAGAATTATAAACAATAATTAACGGTATGGCAAAGAAGAACGACGCGGAAAAGTCAAGATCCGTCTACATCAACAGACTTGACGACATAAGAGAAGCCCTTGGCATCAAGACGGCAGCCACTTTCTGCCAGGAGGCAGGTCTTGACAAGAATCTCCTGTCAAGCAAGCAGAAAGAACTGACCACCAAACACCTTGTGCCGATTTTGTTGAAGTTTCCCCAAGTAAACCCCTACTATATCATGTTGGGTGTCGGCAAACCCCTGCTTGAGGGATTCGGCAAAGACGACGGCATAGCTGCAAGGTATATCATCAACGAGCTTCAGAACGTGCAGATGGAGGTGAGGACTCTACTCACGGAGAACACGACATTGAAGTGCAAACTTGCAGAATTGGAAAAGAAGTCAAATAAGGCCGATAATGCTGACGGCCAACAAGATTAAATATGCAAAAATCAGTATTAAATCGGAATCATATTGACAAAAAACCAAGTTGGGAACTACGTAAACAGGGAATTTCAAGCCCTAAAAGCATAAAAAAGGCTTTCCAGTCATCCCGACAAAACAAGGGTTAAAGTGTTGTCATGCAATATTTTAACCCTTGTCGCTTTAAAATCACTCGGAACAAAGTCGGATGGTTTGAAAGTTAAGTTTTGTAATTTTATTGTTTTACGTGGTCCTCAACATCGAAAAAATGTGGAGGACAAAAAAATGTATCCAAAAGAATCTGAATTCAACGAGTTGAAGGGCTGGACACCACCGGTCTTTCATCAGGCCAAGGAGTGCTATGTTTCGTTCACTGCGTTCTGCCCTGAAACAGGAAAGATGAGGAAAAAGAAATTCATGCTTGACAGAATCAAGAGCAAACGCCTGCAGAAACTGAAGGGAAAGCAAATGTGTCAGCGACTTACAGAAAAGTTGCTCGATGGTTGGAACCCATGGATTGAAGCGGAGAATCCGTCGGAATATACATCATGGGAAGAGGTATGCTACCGATACGAGAACTTCATCGACAAGATGGCAAAGGAGAAAGGGTTGCGTCCCGAAACGATAGCGAGCTACACAAGCTATATGAAAGTTCTGAAGGAATGGATTGCCGACAAGAACGTGCATTATAGCTACCAGTTCAATCGGCGCATTGTCGGCAAGTTTCTTGATTATGTGTTTGTAGACAGGAATGTTTCTCTCCAGACCAGGAACAACTATCTGTCCTGGCTGAAGACCTTTTCCAAGTTTCTGCTTGCCCGGTCTTTCGTAAGCAAAGACCCTACAGAGGGCGTTGTATCATTGGTACACAAGCATCTGAACAAGAACCGCGACTCGCTCTCCGAGACAGACCTTCTGCGGATGAAGGATTTTCTACTGGAGCATAACAAATATTTCCTGCTCGCCACGTACATATTATATTATACGTTCCTGCGCCCTCACGAGATGTCCTGCATAAAGATTGAGGATATAAACATAAGGAAGCAGACTATAAGGGTGTGGGGCGAGAATGCGAAGAACCACAATGACGCCGTGGTGACAGTACCGAAGAAAATACTGAAGCTGATGATAGAGCTGCACGTGTTCGACCATCCCGGCAGCCATTATCTGTTCAGCCGCGATTTCAGACCAGGCGAGGAGTACAGAAGCGAGAAATGCTTCAGGGACTATTGGGCAAGAGTGGTGCGGAAGCAACTGGGGTTCTCTGCGCGCTATAAGTTCTATTCGCTGAAGGATACCGGAATAACGAATATGCTGCGGAAGAATGTGGATACGGTTTCGGTAAGAGACCAGGCACGACATTCGAGCATCGAGATTACAAACATCTACGTGTCGAAGAGCGACATGAAGGCCAACAAGTCGCTCCTCGACTATGACGATGATTTCTAAACCACAGGATAAAAGGAACCTTCGATAATATCAGAGAGCTGCCCGTTGACAACTTCATATTTCAGCTGCTGGCAATAGAACTTGCGGTTGCATATATTGAAGATGCGACGGGCATCTCTCAGTTGGACGCTCCGGAATTTTACGACGTACACTTCTGAGAAATCTACATCAAGTTGGTTTTTCCAATATGTATTATACATACCGTCCGCCCCGTTGAGAGAGAGGTCGAAATTTCCGTCGATGTCTATGTAATACAGTTTCTGATTTTCCCAGAAACGAGAGCCCGTATACAGATGTGAAGCGGAATATTGCAACAGACGACTGTTGACACACAATGGAGTTACAGCCGTTTTTCCACCAAGATCCGGTCGGATTCCAAGATAGAAGGCGATGAACATAGTATCAGATACAGACTCCGCTTTTTCCCCGTCATATATTTTATCCATAACTCCCTGTATATTGTCTTCAGTTGAAGACGCATTGTCTGAATCTGTATTTTCGGCCAAAGGCAGAGGATACATCAGAATGTCTGCTCCGCCAGTGCTATTCTTAGAACGGAAACACCACACCTGCTCTGCCGGTACCAGATTCAGCTCCATATTATCATTGCTGTTTTCATCTATACGCGGTCCGAACTGATTGATCATCTTCAGCAAGGCATAATTGTCAACGCAACGGGCAAGTACAAATGGGTATTCATATTTGTTTCCGTCAATCAGCCCAGGGATGAATCTGTATATTGTGTTCTTATTGAAAACATCCTTCACAGCCTGTGGAGTCGTTGAACTATTTTCGAAGCTGGAATCACCGACTATCTTCAAATATATATCATAGAGAGATTCCGTCTGCCAGTCATAAGAAGCATGACCATACATACACCAGACAGTCTGCAATTTGTCCATCAGTTCCGGGTCTATACTTGCAAATTTATAGAGATTTGTTGAGGGGAATTTATACGAAACATTGCGATAGGCCACATTGTCCGGAGGATCCTGGTCATATTGCTTGTTTATACCTCCTATCACATTGTCATATCTTATTGTTTCGGTCTCTGCCGTTTTATAGTAATCGGCAGAGTTCATAATACTCACCTCTTTTGTGAAATTGTCCACGACAAAACAAACTGCACAGAGGTTTTCCACCTGCGCAAGGAATTCCTCCACGGTCCAGTTCTCTACCATCCTGTTATAATACAAAGTATCATGAGCATGCACTATGACCAGACGCGATAATTCCTTATGGGATGCCAGATAATCATAGGTCAAAGTATATCCCAAAGCAGCCAGCACTTTTCTGACCACTGCCGCAATATAAGGCTGAGGACAGAGTCGTGTATTTTTCTTATATCTCATGGAAGCTACATCTTCGGCATATTCAATTTCGTTGCAGATGGTAGAATTGTTATATGTCCCGAATCCGCTGTGCATCACATTCTCCGGTCTTATTCTGAACGTCACCTTTGCACATACCGGAGTGCAGACATAATCCCATTGCGGATACGAGCCTTGCATGGAGGCGAGTGCCGTTGCTTCGTCTATCGAGGGGATGCTGCCAAGGTCAAGTTCGTGAAGGCGCTTGTCACTGCCGGCAATGAAATTGAACTCCGAGTTGCCGGCCACAATCTGGATCTTAACCATCTTTGAGTCTATCTCCAGGATCACTTCCGTACCGCTGATGATAACCCCTTTTTCATAATACAATATAGCAGAGCGGTTTTCCGGTCTGCTCCCCACATCGATACGGTGCATGCTCTTGTATATCCTGGCATTCTGCGGATCGGCAAGCGATATGTCTATATCGAGCGTATGCTGTCCCTCAGAAGTGAAGAACGGGTTGCGGTTGTAGAACTCCAGCGACAGGTCTGCTGCAAGGTTCACCCTCTCGCCATCAATCATCAGTTTTATCATTTCCTTCTGCGTTTTACGTTAGACTTCATTTTATTCACGAGCTTTTCCGCCTCGATGGTACCGTGTCTGCCTGTGGCATAAGTCTCTGCAACAATAGGCTGTGAGAATCTGCGGTCGATACCGTTCAGGCTTCTTACCACTCTCGCCAGAACTGACAGCAAAGCGGAATTGTCCGGCGAAGCTACAGAAGCGGCATCTACAGACCTACGGATGCCAGAGGCAGACGTGCCACCCTGCACCGGAACCACAGCAGCGATGTCTTCTGCAGAAAGTCGGGAAACACTTCCGGAACGCTGCGCTGCATCAATGAGGTCAAGCACAGGCAGGACGTTCGGGTTGGCAGTAGCGAAACGATTAGCCACGAACTCATTACTGTGAACTATGCCCTGCGGCTTGTCCCATGGACCAGAGGAGGTAAAGCCACCTACAGCAAAGTTGCCTACAGCAGTCTTGGCTGTTTCAAAAGCAGCTGTTATCAAGGCTATCTCGGCTGCAGCCTTGGCAACTCCGGCAAAACCAAGAGTGGAAATATTCTTTGCCAAAGATGCGGCTTTGGCTGTGAGAATAGCTTTCTCTACCGCATCGATCATAAGTGTAAGCATCTGCTTCAGGAAATCCTTAAATGCCGCGCTTTGTCCGGAAAGCAAATTGCCCATTGCCTCCCCTATCAACTGGCCGGACTGTACAATCGTATCATAGATGATATCCTTGTATTTGTTCTCCAGCTCTTGCCGCTCCTCAAGGCCTTTCCTTGTGATGTCCGTTTCTGCCTTGTCCAATTCCTCCTGTATCTCTTTTCTCTGTTCGGCGTTTAGTTCAATATCATCGATGAGCGTCTCGAGATAGTCCTTCCACTTTCTTGCCCTCTCCTCCTGACTCAGTTCGTCAAGTTTGCCTGCCTTGATGTTCGCCCGCTCCTGCGCATCGAGCAGGGCATCGAACTTATCCTTTGCATTCTTGATTATACGTTCGGCAGAATCCTTGTCGGCTTTCTTCGTGTCAGCATCATATTTCTCCTTCAGCTTTTTCAGCTTTTGCTGATATGTCTCTTCGGAAATCAGTTTCTTGTCATAGGCATTTTCGAGCAGTGCCAGGTCGTTGTCGTACTGTTCCTTCAGTGTGGCAAGTTCGTTGCTATGGCGTTCCTCTTCGGTGGTGTCATATTTTTTGTCGAGTTCCTTCATCTTTTCAAAGAGTCGCATCTTGAACTCAAGTATTTTCTGTTGAATCTCCGCTTTCTTCTTCGGTTCAAGATTGGCCACATCGAGTTTCCTGTTCAGTTCCTCAAGCTCCAGGTCCTCGATTTTGCGGTTATATTCCTGCTCCGTTTCAATTTCCCCTTCGAGGTATTTTATCTTTGTTGAGGAACGTTTGTTCTCGTATTCGGCAGAGATCTTGTCGAGTTCTGCATTCATCTTCTTTCTTGCGTCCACCTCTGCTTTTCGGGCAGCCGCAGTACGCTTCCGGGCAGCCTTTTCGGCCTTCTTCGAATCTGTATATTTACCAGGTTTCACCTGTTCCTCCTCACCCTCTGCATTATATTTGGCTTTCAGCTTCAGAAGTTCTGCCTGTGTCTGCTGGAGACTTTTTACATACTGTTGCTCTTCACTGTTGAGTGAGTTTATATTGTTTTTGTATCTTATCACTGCCGCTTCTGCCGTATTGAAGGCATATCCCTGTTGCTCCAGGGCTGTAGTCTCAAACCATCCGCCTGTACTACCGTGCGTCACCAATGTCTGCAGGGCGTTCTTTCCCTTTTCTATATAGTTCAGCATACTGTTCGTACCCGTCTGGAAGAAGTCATACCATCGCGACTGGTCTTTCTTCTGCTCGTCGAGTTTCCTCTTCTCTATGTCTTCTATCTTTGCCTGCAGAGCCTTTGCCCTTGCATTGAGATAGATGGATTCCGTATATGCGTTAATGGCACTTGTCGCCTTCTGCGTGTTGATATTCTCAAGACGCAGCCATCCGAGGTATTCCGGACTTATCTTGTTAAGTTCCTCAATCGCTGTTTTCCGTTCTGCATCCGATGCTGTCTTGCTTCTCGCTATGGCCACCAGTGCCATCAGGTTTGCCTTCTCGCTTTCCGCCTGCGCATTGGCATCCTTGTGTACTTCTGCAAGAGCCTTTTCCGCCTCCGACGCTTCATTGACATTGTCAATCCAGTCCTTAATTACAGCAATGGCAATGAGTATTGCCGTTGCTGCAGCGGTCCATGGGTTTTCCATCATCACGGCTTTCAGCTTGTTGAAGCCTGCGATTACCTTCTCGTTCCACAACACCTGCAGCTTTTTTATCGCCACGTCTGCTTTCTCCAGAACGATATAAGCTGCAAGCAATGCTGCAGCTGTGAGGATTGTCGTGTTAAACTTCAAGAACACCGAAATTATGGCAGAAAGCACCGTAACGGCAGCGGAACCTACACTGATGCCGCCATTGACGAGAGGCATCAGTCTCTCTCCGAGCTCAACACTTACATCACGCAGACGTTTCTTCGCTTTCTCCATTCCTGCCAATACGGTATTGTTCTGCACGTTGAACTCGTCCAGCACGCTCGTCCCTTCATTGTAGGCATCACTTGCTATCTCCTGCGCTTCGCGCACCTGGTCGAGATGCGAAGCCACCGAGGAGAGCACACCTACGGCACGCGTTCCGTCAAGTTTCATCTCTTCAAACATCGGTGCCATCTTGTCAAAGCCCCCCTGTGCCTTCATTGCCGAGAGGAACTGCAGCAATGCCGCATTGGCATCGTTCTTCAGTAGATTGGTGAAGTCCTTCACGTCCTTTCCTGCAAGAGCGGCAAAGCGTGCCGGTTCCTGATACATCTTCGTAATGAGCTGCGAGAACACGGTGGATGCCGTCGCCTCCTCCTGCATATTCTGGTCGAGGGCTGATGCAAGACCCATTATCTGCGACTGCGAGAAGCCTGCCTGTATCGCCACGCCCGAGAGACTTGCCGTGAAGTCCACTATATATCCGGCATTGGCGGATGAAGACTGCGCAAGCTCATTGACGGCAGAACCCGTAGCGAGCATAGCTCCGCGCAGGCCTTTCTTATCATCCTCTCCGAACATGTGTGCGAGCTTGCCTATCTTGTCAACAGCCCCCTCTCCGAGGTCATCGCCAAGTGCCACGTTTATCTTGTCGGCACCGTCCACGAATTCCTCAATCATCTCCTTGTTGGTTATACCGAGGCGTCCTGCCGCTCCGGCAAGCTCGTTGAGCTGCTCCCTCGCCGTGCGTGTGTCCATCCGTTTGAAGTCCTCGTTCATCTGGTGTACTTCTTCATTGGACTGGCCGGTGTATTTTCTCACGTTCGCCATCGACTCTTCCATCTGGGCGTAGTCATCGATGTACTTGTGTATGGAGTCGTAAGCCCGCGACACGGAGCCTAACGCCGTCAATCCTGCATAATACCATTTGTTGAAAAGGTCAGCGCCCTTATCCAACACGGAACCCAAAGACTTAGCTTCTTCCGATGTAGCACGAATTGCCTTGCGGTGGTCTGCAAGATAAGAATTGAGTTCTGATATCTGTTTAGCCTTCTTGTTGTATTCTTCAGAGCCAATCGACATCTTTTTAATATCACGCGTAAGTTCACGAACCTTCTTTTGTATACCAGGAACGGTATTGTCTATTTCCGACCCATCAATATATATTTTGACCTGCCTGCTATATATCTTTGCCATAAACAATATGATTTAAACACATGCAAAATTAAACAGAAAGAAAGAACACGGATAGGACTATAAAAACAACAAAAAACTTGCAGATACCAAAATAATAGCATATCTTTACAACGGAAACCAAAAACACTGACGATTATGTATTTACTGACACCTGGCCAAGCATTTGTAGTGGGAACCATATTCCTGATTATATTCCTTTTCAAAGCAATAGGAATGGGGTTAGACAATGCTGCAGGCAAATATCATGTATGTCCACGGGCTTTCGAATACGGTTACCCTGAGCCATATTGCCAAGCCATGATAGACAGGCAGATGAGGTTCTATTTAGGAGAATGGATTCCATTGTATGATGTCAACGACAAAGAAAGCGAGGAACTGAAGGCAAAACTCCTGGAAAAAGACATCAAGCTTAACGAGCAAGGCAAATGGATGCTGACAGGAAAGACATTGGAAGAAGTGGAACGCAAGATCTACAAACTATAGACAAAATGAAACGAGACAGGTCAGACACCCTGTCTCGTTTCATTTTGTCTTCACAATCGTAATTCTGTCCAGCTCATTGAGCACATGCTGCGCAGCAGCGTCACCGTAGTAGTCGCCCGCAATGTCGGCAAGATCATTCAGGTTCTTCTCGATATTGTTGTCGAGCCAGTCCACGGGGCGGCGGCGTACAGGTCCCGCCTTGACATTCCTGCCAGGACTGCGCGAGCCACGCACCACCGCACCGCCCTGACGGATATATCCGTTGCCCACACCGTATGCCACGAACACGCCATAGCGCAAGAACTTGAAAGCCACGCTTTGCGCCACACCGTCATCCCTGCCTTTCCTAACCGCCGAGGCAAGTCGCTTGCGCAGACTGCCGCTATAGACTGAGGTCTCGGCAACAAGAGTTCCGAGCGAACGTCGTTTCACCTTCTCGCCCCACTCGGAAACCCTGCCGTTAAAATCCTCTGCCGAGATATTCTTTTCATTATCCATAAGCGACAAGTATCAGATTCCCTTATACTCTTCCACTGCATTGAAGCAGGGGCAGCTCTTCTTCCATCTGTCGGGCGTATTCTCTCCCCATATACTGCGGTGGCCCATTATCCTGGCATGGGGATAAGTCTTCCTCAGAGTCTTCAGCAACGTGACGAGCGATGCCTTCTGCGCTTCCGTCCTGTTGTCTATAGGCTTCCACACGGTCTTGCCGAACTTGTCATCCCTATATACGCCACCGACATAAGCAATATTTATTGCCGTACTGTTAAATCCCTGTACTCCGTTTGACACCTCTTCCACGGAAAGCATCTGATGAATGCCGCCGTCTGATGTAATGACATAATGGTAGCCAGGCTCCTGCCAGTTCTTTGCCTTGAACTCCGCCCACAGGTCTTTCACTCCCCAGGTCTGCGGACTTGCCGTACAATGCACGAATATTCTTTCAATCTTTCTCATATCTTATGATTTTTCAATGATTCCGCAAGTTGTCCTCTACCAATCCACGACCACTGTTCTGCTTCCAAGATTCGACGGCAGCCAAAGTTCCCATGGTGCAGCATAGCGGTTGGGGTCATAATTATATGTACCATAATAAAGTGGCTTTGATGATGTACCGGCAGAATAGGTCTGTGTTTCTGTGTCCTTATAAGGTATCAATATCCACTTTGTATTGTCACCTACTGTTTCACCTTTATATATATCTATCACCACTCCATTGAGGATATTGAAAGGAGTAGCACTTGCCCAAAGTGAAGATGAAACTTTCCAATAACCTCTTACAGCAGACAATTCATTTGTATTAACAGCAGTCAGTACATCATCAACAGTTAGTGCGACAAATTTACTATTCCAATAGCCATACCGCTTGGTGTCCTTCCTATAAAGTAAATTTCCTATTTTCCTTGCAGCAGTAGGAACAGAACCACCACTATACTCCGTTATCACCTTACCTTGCAATGCAGCAGCAATGATATATCTGTCTTTTTCCTTAATATCTGTCTTGATTTTTGAGAATATCTTTGATAGTATATCCTTTGTTATCTTTAGCATCTCATTCATATTACATCAATGTTTGGTTGAAAAAAGGCGGGCATGAAGGCGACCTGAATCACCCCACGCTCCGCAGTTGTTCGTTAAGCCTGACTCCACAATGTGTCAATCTCTGTCTCCGATAGTTCAGTGAGGTCAGCTGCAGCCACGTAGGTAGTAGCCAAATTATCCAGCTTCAACTTATCTGAACTTGATAGAAGTCCTTTATTACCTAACTTTATAGAACCTCCTGAACTTACATCAGGAGTTGCAATAGGTAAATCAATACGAGCAGAAGGAGTCTTTCCTTTTTTCAACACAAGTTCATACGCTGGTATATTACCATTACCAGTTTCAAGACTTAATGAATAATTATCTAATTCCGCAAGCTTGTTCTTCTCCTCCGTTGTATAGTCATTGGTGGAGAGCTGCTTACCCGTCACCTTGTCAACCTTGTTGCCGATGTTGGTCTCGGCTGTCGAGAGCCTCGTCTTGAGACTATTCACAGCCGTGTTTACAGCCTTGTTCTGAATCGGGTTGGTTGAGTCGCTGAGAGTACTGTCCACGGTAATCTCTGCCTTCCACTCACCGAGCTTCTCCCATGAGTCCTTGCCTTCCTTGTTCATCTTCACATACTCGGCGTATGTGTTGTTTGCCTCCGAACTGTTCTCCACAGGCACAAGATACATCTTGTTCGATTTCGCCGTAGCAAGGTCCGGCAGGGAGGTGACAATCTCCACGATGTTACCGTCAATGCCGATATCATTCAGCGTGAGGTTACCTGAGCCGACGATGCTCTTGCCGTTGATGGTCTTCACGTTCGGGTTGTTCTTGGCATCCGTGGCTGCACCCTGTGCCGTTGCTGCAGCCTGCTTAGCTGTGTTTGCCGTAGACTGTGCCGTGCCGATCTTGATTTCAAGACCTGACTTGGTGTCTGTTACAAGCTTCTTTACATTCGTACCGAATCTCTTCAGGTTATCGGCGGAGATAAACTTCATTTTTTCTTTTTCCATGATTTAAAAATTTTAAAAGTGAATAATTAATTGTTTGTTTGAATTTAGTTTCCTTTTCATGCTTCATCCCACAGGGTGTCAACGGCATTGCTGTCAAGTTCTCCGAGTTCCTCGCTCTTCACGCAGGCACCGACACCCTCAGACAACTCTGTCTTGGTGGCATACTTGGCATCTGCATCCGCAGTCTTCTGGTATTCACTGAGGTCTGCATCTCCCGAAACGCCTGAACCTCCGCCCGTGAAGACCTTCCAGCCTCCGGCGCTGTTCCTTTTCTCCCAGTCCTTCAGCTGATACAGCTCGCCGTTGCCGTTGCCGTCAGCATCCACTACATACCACAGTTGGCCGATAGCGTCATTCCCTGTGTTGTTTCCACTTGCCGACAGTTGCCAATCGTGCAGCGCATACAAGCCGGCAAGCGTACCCACCGTGCGGTGTCCGCTTATTTCGTCGGCGTATACTATGCCATATCCCGAAGGGCTGATATTGTTGGAGCGAAGCGTGTTCGCCTGTGCCAATCCATCTTTTACCATTATCTTTATCCTTTCTTCTATTTTCGTTCTGTCAGGCAATGTCCAGCTTGGCATTCGTGAATGCTCCCTTCTGCACACTCGTATAAACGTTATACTCCAGCTCCTTCATGGTCTCCGGGTCCACGACCGTCATCTTCTGCAATGTGAAACCACCCTGCAGGAGCGGTGTCGCATCATTCATAGTTATCTTGGTCAGTCCACCGAGCTTCGAGGGATAGGCATATACAAAATGGTCGCTTTCCGATGTGGTGACACCAGTAAGCACTCCGTTCCTGCCGTCCTGCAGCTTCCACTTGCTGCTGTTGGTCTTTGACAGCATTTCTTCCAGCGTGCGCAATGTGGGAATATCCGAAGCGGAACATGCCACGGTCTTATATCTGAAATGCACTCTGACGGAGATTGACTTCGAATCAAAATCCGAATCTCCCGCCGCCTTAATAATGCCGTCTTTCAATATCAGACCCTGCTTCTTTGCCTTGTAGCTTGCGGTGAAAGCCCTGTCTTCCGTAATGCCGTCCACGCTGATAAGTTCCGACGGCACCCCCGATGCAGGGAGCGGCTTCGATGCCCAGTCTCCGCCGTTCACAGCTGTAGGGTCCTTGTATCCTTCCGTCTTCTTCCATATATAATTGCCGGAGAAATCCACCGAATAGCCATAAGTGGTGGTAAGATTGCCGGTCGCCGTAGTTGTCGGGCCATCCGTACCATCCGCCTTTTTTATCGTCCATGGAGAAATTGCCGCTCCCGCAGGATTGAACCTTGAAACGAGCAGCCCCACAAGCGGACGGTCGCCTTCCTTCATTGCAGCAATATCCATGGCGTTCCGTACCCCCTTGTCTCCTGCGTATGCCGTGGATGATGTTTCACCGAGCATCACGCCACCGCTGCTCATCTCCACCATCTGGCTTCCGCTCCATCGGTAACTTTTGTTCGTATTCACATCCACATATATCTTGCCCCTCTCCGGTGCAGGCTCCGTAGGTGTATTCAGGTCGGCGATATCGTTGTTCACAGCAGCTACGATGGTTTCTCCATACAACAATTTCAACCTATAGGTATACTTTCCCACAAACACCTTCCTCGCTTTGTCGAACACCACCCCCACAAGGCGCATATCGCCATAATAGACATCCGTGAGCGTCACGTTATCCACCAGGCCATGGAACTCCAGCACATCATCCACATAGCTCGGAAGTAATGATGATGGAATCTTTCCGCTCTCGTCAAGATCCGCTTTGCTGCCAAGGTGTGACTTGATGAGTCTCACAAGATAATTCAGTCCGGTTTTATCCAAGAATTTGTTTTCCTCTGCCATAACTCCATGTATTTAGTTGTTGTTCCATGCGTCATCTATATCCGTAGAGTTCAATGCTGCAACGGCCGCACCGGTCCCGCTGTTGAGTCTCTTCTTGTCGGCAGCTGTCATTACTCCTGCCGATGTCTCTGTCGCCGGCGGCAATTCCAATGTCTCCGTCCCTTTGGTATAGGTGCTGCCTTCAGCGGTCTTGCTGTAGCTGTCGTAGTTTATGACGACTCGCTCGCTGTTTGTCTTCACACTGCCTTTACCTAATATCAGGGCGGGCAGCATTGCTGATTTCTGAAAGGCTTCACGTATCTTCTCCACGATGTCCTTCAGCATCTGTCCGACAAGTCCTGCAGTATTCGATTCGGGCAAGACGTTTGTCCTTATCGTCTCTGCCGTATTGTTCAGTTCTTCAAATGTCTTTGCCATTGTCATTCAATTTTCAGAAAAGCGTTATTGTCCGTAATACAGAACGGAACCTGCAGCATAACTTCCGCCATCCAGCCATAGAGGGCGTTCTTCTCGTTCTGCAATGGGACCACATCGATGCCATTGAGCGAAACGCCTTGCAGCCACTTCGGTTCTCTCTTGTATTTATCGAGGTTTATCTTTGCAAATATATCATTTATTATCTGCTCCGTTTCGGACAAGGCAGACTCCACCTCCCCGTAGTCGGCAGTATCACTGACATGAGTAAACGCCTCGATGTGACAGGTGTATGTCTTCTTCATCTCGTCAATCGAGGACCCCGAGATTTTATATCCAGTAGTCTCGAAGAACACTGCTGGATAGCGCAATTCATCGGCAAGCGAGGTATCCTTGGAATCCTCGTTCAGGTTCACGAAATGACGGTCTTCGTCTGTATGGCGCAGTTTCTTGTGCCTGCGGCATAACTGCTCGATATATGCAGAAAATTTCTTGATCATCGTGTTCACTGTTTAATTTTACTGTTCTTGATTCTGCGGTTCATCAGCCGGAAAGCATCGAGGGCGAGCATCTTCTTGTAGCGATCGATGAAAGCCACATCATCACCAAGGAAGGCATCAAACACAGCAAGCCAGTCCGTCGGCTTAGGATTTCTCCTGCCCTCTTCAGCTTCGTCGCTCTCTTCTTCAGACGGGAAGAGGAACGGGTAAGCCATGGACAGCCATTTCCTTATCAGAATAAAGTTGAAGAATATTGCAATGCGGATTGTCTTGTCGAGTCTGCCACAGAACTCCACTTTCTCCGCCATTCCGTCCTCCTTTTCCAAGGGAGCATGATAAAGAGCCGCAATGAATACAGACAGCAGCTCTTCATCCTCCGGCTTTATGGCGTAGCGCTGGAAATAGTTGTCGGCAAGCATGAACTGCTCCAGCGTCACACCCTGCAGGCGCATTCCTGGCGACGTGTAATGCGAGCCTGGCAGGGTCTCCACAAAGAACCTGCTGCATGGCTTGTCGAGCCTGCGCATCCACTCCGTCTGCTCCAGCAGGGTAAACTTCAGAAAATCGTCCATAAGCAGAACAATATTCTTCGGCAGTGAGAACATGCGGCAGAGGAACCTGTCTTTGTCCACACCTCCGTTCCATATCTCCACAGCTGTCATGAACTGCCCCATGGTCATCTCGTTCCATGTCTCCGGCAGCTGGGCTTCAATGGTCTTGCTTTTATATGTCACCTTCAGATTTTTCATAAAGCGAAGAAAGCGTTGTGTCCGGTATTGTCGCGGACATTGTAGCTTGTTGTCTCATCCCCGACATATTTCCCCATAAAATTCTTTATAAATGTCTGCAATGATGCCGCAGAACGGGTGGCGTCTATCTCATACATGCCGACGCGGTCGCCTATCTGGCGGTCGGAGGCAGGAGACACGTTCTTGTTGTCGTAGCTGCCGGCACTCATCTGCATGAAGTAAAGACCGCGGTCGGTAAGCGAGCCTGTCTGCTTCATCAGCCTTACCACTGCCATCCTCACCACATAATCGGCGCATACAAGGCGGAAGGTATCGAGGGTACACCCTGCATCCTCTGGAAAATCCTCGCTTCCCGAAAGCCATTTCCTCATATCGCGATAAAGATCATCACCGAGGAGCGGCTTCAGATGGTATTCTTCCACAGTGCGGAACTCTGCCTGCAGACGCATGAAGACGATGTGCGAGCCGTATATACAGACGCTGCGGTCCACTTCCTTCGGGCTTCTCACGATTGCCTGACTGCGGTCTGTCCAGCATTTCGTATCCTTATATTCCGGATATTCGCTGATGTTGCCTTCCACGAAATCGAGAAGAGCATCGAGGGCATTGAAGCCGCGGCTCTTGAAATTCTCCCGCATGCGGTCCTCCTGATATTTGTATGCTCCCTGCCAGTCTCCGCTGCCCTGCCGTTGGAATCCCTGGTCGGAGATGCGCAGATTGAGAGCATCGAAGTCATGCCAGAAGGCGAGGTTCGCCACTGCGCGCTGGGCAAGCGAAAGCAGATATCGGGAATGCTCGTCGGCTGTTTCCTGGTTGGCATAAATGCCTTCTATCCTCTTCATCAGCGTGCTCTCCACAAGGGGTTGCAGATACATCTGCTGTGCGCCCGAGAGCGAGGATTCCATCTTCTGGAACGAGAGCGATGCTGATGACGGAACGAAAGCGGAGATTTCTTTTCCGTTGTTCCATTTCTCTTTACTGAATATCATAGGCTACGAAAGTTTATGAGTTGTACCGGCTCCCGTATCGAGAGTGGTAAGAATAGTGTTGCGGAAGCGCAGCTCACAGTCGGGCAAGCCGTTTAGCTTGATGAAGAGCGAGAGCGGGTCGAGGATATTCTGGCGGTCTATCCAGGCATTGGCAATATTCACGAGGAACGCCTCGCGTATGTTGCTGCCGCCCTGGTTTCCGGCATACGTTCCTCCCGGCATTCCGGCTCCGAGCACGTTGGGGTTCACCATGAGGGCGAAGAGTATCTCCGAGTTTGCCGCAGCCGAGGTGACGAGGTTCTCCTGTCCGGCGTTGTACTTGTTGGAGAGCGGCATGATTTTCCATTCCTCCTCCACCCTGCCGTTCATCTCGTTCACGGCATAGTTGGTGAATATCGGTTTTTCGGCGTTGTCGGGACCGAGCAGGTTCTTCTCTATCTCGTCCATATATTTGTTGATTGCCGCGCTTCGTTCCTCTCTCGACTTGTATGCCGACAGGGGGAATTTCTTGTCCCAGTAGCTGTATGGTATCTGCACATGCCATTTCCATGTGGTCTGGTTCTTGTATGCCTTCTTCAGGAAGCTTGGCACCATGTGGGCTATATCCACCCATCCGGCAACGTATGCCGGCCACCATATCGGCTCGCCGTAGATGTCCTCGTTGCTCCAGGAGTCGCGCACGGCATATACAAACCCTTTATTCAGCTTGCCGAGGAAGCGCAGAACCTCTGCCTGTGAGTTCGGGTCATAGTCATTGAGCAGCGGCAGTATGTCGTAGCTGGTGGGCGATATATCCCATGTTCCGCTCACCACGCACTTCTGGTTGCCGTTGCCGTCAGGCTCCGTAAATCGGTACTGCAGACAATTCAGGGCATTGAACCCCACAACGGCATTGCCGGCAAGGTTAGGTACGAACTGCACGGCTCCGCATCCCACCTTCAGATAGTCTCTCAACACCTTCTCCATGTAGCGGCGCACCTGTCTTGAGGATACGAAGCCCTGCACCTTCGGGTCGTCTATCGGCTCCAGGATCTCGTCGCCCTTGTCGTCATATCCCTTCACCCTGCAGGCGAAGATGCCCTGGCCCAAAGTGAGGTTGCGCAGGAAATGCAGTCCGGTGTTCAATACGGTAGTGTCTCTTACGGTTTTCACCGCCTCGCACGGGAACCTGTTGTCACAGCCCCACGCCACCACGCGCTCGTCGCCCACATAGATGTAACCTCTTTGCGTATCGTCGTATGGGAACAACACACGACGGCGGTCATCCAGGGTCTTCTTGTCTGTTATGGTGTCGGCGATGAAGAGCGTGGAGTTCATCATCAGCGGCGCACCTTCTTTGTTATACAGGATATCCATTGCTCCAGTCTATATAATGTCCGTTATATTCTATGATATTTGTAATTTTAACCGGGATGACGTGCATTTCGGGATTTCCCTTGCAGTCGCAGGGCTGTATGCCGCGGAAACGCAGCTTCTTCATGTTCATCCCCTTGCATCCCGTGGCGTAAGCCTGGGGAACAAAGCGCAGCTTCCCGTCAAGGGTCATTATCTTGACGGAGAAGATGCGACGGTGGCCGAACCTGTCGGTACGGATATCGAGATCTGCAAGCATGGTGCTTGCATACATTGATTTCTTTTCTTCCTTTTCCATAATCTCTAATTGAAGGTTCTGTCAAATGGCGGGCGTGAGAACACATGTCCGCTGTCTGTATCCGGCTTGGAAACCGGTCTGCGCATGTAGCGCGTATCGGCATAGCGCCATGTGAGGGCGATGGCATCAGGCTCGTTGGTGGGGCGCTCTATCGAGGAGTCCACGTCGGTAATGGCCACGCGGTGCAGCTCTCCGCCGTCGACGACGTACACAAGGGGCGATTCCATGAGGTCATACACCGTGGCGCGTTCCTCAAGGGTAATCCATCCGCTGTTTGCCTCATGCTCCTCCACGAGCGAGGGGTCGAGCCTCACGTATTCCCTGCCGGCAAAACCGAAGTCGGAGTCAAGCGACTGCTTTTCTTCATCACGCCCTACAAAGGTGAAGGTCTCCGGCACTCCGTAGAAACTGAGGAATACGAACTGGGTGGCTTGTCTGGGCATGGCATCCTTCACGGTGCAGGTTATCTTGTCAAACTGCTGTCCTCCGGCCGAGTATAGCGTAAGCGTGTAAGAAGCGATACTTCGCTCATCGGAAAGCATTGCTTTGAGCAAAGAGAACATACCGTTCGTTCCTGCCTCCATCGTGTAATAGTCGCTGGAGGAATCCACTGCCAGCTCCTTCTCCGCATATTTCATGGCTGCCCCATCCCTGTAGGCCACTCCGGCAACCACCTTCAGCTGTTGCCCTGCAGTGACTACCGACAAGGGGAACTGTTGCCCTCGGTATACATTGCGCTTGCGGATCTGGGTGGCGAAATGCGGCACTATGCCGTCCATGGGACGCGACATATAGAGCAGCCGGCATGATGCCGAGGAGCTGCCTGCCGTAATATTCATGCGCAGACCTGTCCCTCTGGGTCCTGGAGTGGTCATCCTGCTTGCATCCACAAGGGCCAACACGGAGGAATTCAGAAGTTCGTCGATGTCCTGCACCTCCACTGCGCCGTTCACGGGCGAATACTTCGCCGTATTGTCGAACACGACGGAGCCGTCATCAGCGGTGAGCACTATGTGCACGTTGATGTCGGCATCCGTCGCTATCATGACTGATTCAACAGAAGAAGCGAACGACAGGGAGGGAATATCGTTGATGTTTGTCGTCATTACCAGTTGAATAATTGAAAACCCACACCGGCAACCGGTGCGTGGTCTATCATGTTATATCCTGCGTACATCTTCATCATGCGGTAGCGGTATTCCGCCATGATGGTCAGGTTGCGGTAGCCGAACGTGGAAAGCAGGCCCACGGAATTCTCTCTCACAAGTCTTTTCGGATAGAATGTGAAGTTCACCCGCCTGCCCGCTATCCCGTTCTGCCATACCGTATCTGTTATTACCGCCCGGGCGCTGTCCTTGCCTGCACCCGTCGCCACTGCCACAAGAACGGTGTCACGGTATATTTTCTTCAGATAATAGTCGTCTATGATCCGTGCCGTATCCACATCCTGGGGGATGGGTACATACACGGTGTCCTTCGGTTGGGGAACATATACGGTGTCGGTCTTTACCGGCTTCACACTGACGGCTGCGCCTTTCTTCAAAACCCCGCCGCCGCGATTCTTACCGGAACACCTTCCAAGAAAGAACGCAGCAGCGAGGAGCAACACTAATGTGAAACCAAGCACTATGTTCCTGAAACAACCTTTAAAGCTAAAAACGTAACTATGATTATCCATCTATTTACCTATCAGTTTGTCGAATGCTGCAGATGCGGCGTGTTTCACCGCCTCGATGTAGTAACTCTTGTCGTGGTTGTCGATGCAGGCAAGATTCTCAAGTATCGACGTGGCGTTCTCCACCACGAAGGCTATCATCAGTATGACCGTGAGCACATCGAAGAACCATGCCCCGACAAGCCATGCCAGCGAATGTGCGTCATAATGGGATGCGAAGAACGAGAACACCTGGCAGCTCATGAAGAGCACAAACCAGATACAGAGCTTCAGCAGGAAACGTGAGAACTTGGCACTCTCGAAGTGCTCATGTCTCTTCCGGGCGGCGCAGATGCCGGACACCAGCTCCAGGAGCATGATGAGGATCATCGCCACGGCAAGCACCGGCCACACACCGAGAACGGAACATACGCAGCCGAGAACGGACGACAACGCCGCACTCTGGCCGACGCTTACGTATTTCGTAGTAGGAAACACGCTTTCGACCAGAGCACCCACGCTGTCATAGCCGTAGGAATACAAAAACTTATCAAACAACATATTAACAAAATGGCATTTATTACTCTGCAAAAATAGGCAACAAACAATAAATACCGTGGGACATAAAAAAGACGTGCTACTTTCACAAGCGGCACGCCTCGAGGATAAAAAATGTATATTGGTACAAAAGAAATACTGAAATCAATATGATAGGCTGTCTTTATCCTTGCTGAACAGACGCCAGCAAAGACTATTTCCGACAAGCATGGTATGGTAACCAAGAACTGTTAACACCTTATTTATTTCATTGACGTCAACAGGAACGATGCGCCATAAAAAACGACGGATATCATCCGTGGTGAGCAGAAGAAGCTGCTCTTTATCTCCTTCTGGCGAAAAGCGCTGTTCTATCAATTGCTGAAGCATTGACGGTTCTTTCTTTTTCTCCGTCTTCTTCTCATTATTATCGCCATAGTTTACGAATCCTATTTTAGCCATGACTCCGCCCCCTTTCCGAATTTTTCCACGAGGAGCTTGCGCGCCTCGCAGTATTGTGACTTCGGTCCGTACTGGTTTATCCAGTCGAGGAAGGTGCACACCTCCTGCAGGACATCGAGGAAGGTGTAGAAATCCTTATATTCCTCCAGCTCGCGGTCGAAGAGCGAGCCGTCTTCAGTACGATGCAGCAGCGTGCGGCGCATGTCGTCGCAACGTTCTATAAGGTTGACCACGTCGCCGTGGGCTATCTCCTTTTCAAGACGCTCCACGATATCCTTACGTGCATACTGGTATTCCGCTGTTGTCGCGGTGCGGTTGTTCGGTTCGTTGTTCATAGTCTGCCTCCTTTCTTTGCTTCAAGTTTCTCTGCTATGTCTGCCGACATTCCGGCGGAGAGCATTCCGGCGATGTAGCTGCGCTCGGAGGAACCGGTGTTGTTCTCCGTAGCCTCGCGGATGAGTTCCGCCTTGCGGTCGGCATAAGCGCGCTGGCGCTCAAGGTCGAGGGTTGCTCTGACGTGATGGTGGCGCAGGCGCTCGGCATTGAGGGACTGAGTAAGCTTCTCCGTGTTCGACTGCTTTTGCTTGCGCCAGTCCTTGCGGTAACGCTCGAATGCGTCGTTCAATGCTTCTTCCACTCGGCGGTATTCTTCCTTCGCCTTCTGTTCTATCGCGATGTGCATCAGGTCTTCCTGGTGCTGACGGTCGTTGATCGGTACGATTACGGATGCCACGAATTGCTTGTATTCCATCATACTTCACCTCCTTTCTCTGCTGTTTCGTTCTTCATTTCGGTTTTGTTGAGCCTGCGCACCATCCATGCGGCGCATGCTGCTGAGAGGAGCGACGCCACGGGAGCGGCTTCCACTGCCGCCACGCCCACGAAGAAGCATACGGTGATGAGGTTGACGCGCAGCACGGTGCGGCGTGTCACCGTGAAGTCGGCTATGCGCGAATAGAACTCCGACTTGCGGTCGAGCCAGCGGCTGATGGCCGCCAGATGGTTGATTACTGTGCTCTTTACGTCGGCGAAAGCCAGTTCCGCCCCCGTGCGCTGAGCTTCCTGCGCCTGGATTGCTGATGTCTGTTGCATATTGCATCGTTCTTTTTAGCATTCCCGGATCCGCCGGGCCGGAGATACAGAAAGGCGGCTGCACATCCCGCTGCTAAAAAGAACGATGACTCTACCCGAAGGGCAAATTCAAATTCTACGGAATGGCAACCGCCATGTATGTAAGATTATGGGCATAAAAAAAGCCCACGCAATCAGTGCTGAGCAATAACCGCTGCTCTCCGGGATAGTCTACTATCGTTCTTTTTAGCGCTGCAAAGATACGCATAAGAATCGGACGGGGCAAGGGAAATGGGGAAAAAGTTGCGGTTTTGGTGTAAAATTTTGACGGGAAGGGCGGATGGAGGGGCGGAGACATTATATATAATATATATTGACAAAGAAAAGCCCCGGAGGATTTCCGGGGCTGGTGTGGCTATTTGTTTGTTTCAACCGCTTCTTTGTCTACCGTTATGCGCAATCCGCCGATGCTATATCTGTTAACGACCGACACGGACAGCCATAGTATGAAAGCAAGCACAAACGCTCCCAATACGCTTTGGGCTATTCCATGGAGATATTGTTTCCATGTTGGTGTCAGTACCGACTCGAGCACATGCTTCATGTGTGCATCCTGATTTCTGATGTAGTCGTTTTCAATCTGATTTGCCGCAGCCCTCAGGACCTCGTTGGAGAACATTCCCAGTATAGACTGTGCGTGGTGTTTGTATTCTTCAATCCTCGCCGGTGTGCAGCAGCTGTTGTGGAAAGTGTTCATCTCTTCCTCGTTAGGCTCACGGCCGTTTTCTTTCTTGAACGTGTCCAGATACGACACCTTGTCGAATTTGTATATAGAATAGGCTATATGTCCGCAGATGTCGTTCTTGTCCTTTACGAGCTGTCTGAATATATAATTGTATTTCCTTGCCATTATCTGCTGAGGGTTTTTTCCCATGCATGTCCGTATGCCTTGCGCATCTCGTCCATAGTGATGCGGCCATGGTATTCGCCACCCTTGAACTTCACGGAAAGGTCAATGTCGCTGCTCTTTCTCGAATGGCAGGCAGTGTTTTTCTTCCCGTTGGCGATTGTCCGCTCACAGGCTTTCCTTATTGTTTCTTGAGTAATTGTACACATGATGATTGTTTTTTGGTTTCGTATTCCGCTGCAAATATAGGAACATTTTTCCGTTCCCGCAATTTTCCCATCAAATTTAGTGTTAAAATTTGATACATGAAAGGGCGGATGGAGGGGCGGAGACATTGTTATATATAGGGAGAGGCAGACCGATTTATTGACAGGAAAAGCCCCGGAGCAAGCGCAAGACTCATCCCCGGGGCTTCACGCCAGTAGGCTCTGGCGGTTTCTGTCTTAATAATGCCAACAAACGAGCATGCCTAAATCTCTTCTGCAGCGCGGCGTATGCGCTCGCTCAAGTCTATCAGTGCGCCACGCATCAGCTCTGCCTCCTCGGCGTTGAAGCCGCCAGTGCCGCCGTTGCCATCGATACCGTCCATCTTGTGGTAGAACCACGACGACGACTTGTGGAAGTAGGTATTGGCAAAATCTCTCCACGATATTGCCATCATAACGTCCTTCACCCTGCTCTTCATGTCGGTTATCACGCCCGACTTCTCCAATACTACCGTCTCCATAATCTTTTCTGTATTTAGTTAAACCTCGCCCCGTTTAAGGGGAGAGGCGCTTTGCCGTTTCTGTTACTCGTAAGGTTGTCGAAGCATATTGTCAAACAGCTCTTGCGCAAACCATATCAGTTGAGGATATCCATCGGGATAAGACCTGTTGTAGTTTCTGATTGCTTCCAGGAGCTCAACTCTTCTTCTGTCACCTTGATTGTCAGTTCTTTCTTTTTCATATTGTTTGTTGTTTTATTAAGACATTGCAAAGATACTATAAAAATTCGTAGTACACAAATAAATAATACGATTTTTTGTAGTATATATGAAATAAAAATACCTTAATAAAAAAGCCCCGGAGAATTTCCGGGGCTGGTGTGGCTATTTGTTTGTTTCCAAAGCGATTTTATTGAAACTTACCCTGACATCGTTTTCAACTTTCCTCCGGTCTTGCATAAGGTTCTGCATATCTATAGATCTTCCTGAAGTCCTTCCGTCAAGCTCATTTCTGTATTCACGCACGATGTCCGATTCTTCGTTGTATTTCCCCGAAGAAGCAGAACGCAATACAGAAACACCGTTTCTGACAAAAGTACGGATATTGCTAATAATACCCATTTCTACCTCCATAATGTTTGGTTTCCGCTGCAAATATAGGTACATTTTTCCGTTCCCGCAATTTTCCCATCAAATTTAGTGTTAAAATTTGACATGAAAAGGGCGGATGGAGGGGCGGAGACATTATATATAGATAAAGAAAAGCCCCGGAACATCTCCGGGGCAGGTGTGATAAAAAGGATGCATTATAGAGAAACGCTCATTGAGCCTAATTTCTGTGACATGTCGCTGAGGGCGGATTTCAGCGTGCTGAGCTCCTCGTCGGAGAACTGTGCCGCCTTGCCGTTCACTGTGTTGCCGTTCAGCTTGTGGGCGAGCCAGCTGCGCGACTTGCCGAAATACTTCTTTGCAATATACGCCATGGAGACCATCTTTGTTATTTCGCCCATCCTCTCTGCCATGGTCAGGTTCTCCACTTCCTTTGCCGTGGTCTTTACCAATGACTCCAGGGCTTCGGTGAATTCCTTGGGATTCTCGTTCTTCAGAGCTTCCATTTCGAGGGCGATGCCCTGCTTTTCCTCTTCAGTCTTCGCTGCCCTGTTCCTTGCTGCGAGTGCCTGTATTCTTTCTTTCATATCGTATTATGTTTTGCTTTCAAAAGCTCCCCTCACTTGGAGGGGAACCTTTCAGCTGTTCTTAATCTGTCGTTCAATCTCGTCGATTTCCTTCTGTGCTATCTTCTGGAATGTATTGGGGAACTTTTTCCAATATTCAAGATAGAAAAGCAGGTCATCTTCTTTTTCCTTAAGTTCCTTGGATTTCCGTTTCTTCTTCATGCAATCCTTTCTTTTTATCACACTGCAAAGATAATAAACTTTTGTTGATTAAACAAGAAAAACAAGGATTATTTTCAACAAATGTTGAATTATGTATAAAGAAAAAGTCCGGAATTTCTATGAAAGAAAGAAAAGGTTCATTTCTTATTGAGCTTCGCTATAAGCTCAAGACTACGGGCGTTAAGTTCCAACTTCTCCGCTGCCAACTTCTCCGCTGCCAACTTCTCCGCTGCCAACTTCTCCGCTGC